AGGTAAAGTAGAAGGGTCTGTTTTACCACTCAGTATAGCTTCTAGTTGTCCATACGTTATATCCCTCATAGGTTGACCTTGATTATACAAGTCAATCTGCATATTAGACAACCTCTCCATAGCATCCGCTTCTCTACCCATTATATCAGACTGTTCACTCATACCTAGATAGTTTAGTAAACTAGAACCTCCTAGTAACCAGTAAGGAGCGTTAGATTTTGTAAACAAACCACCTAGACTAGACAATAAAGCTCCAGTACCCCCAGCACCTATAGCTGAAATACCTCCAGCACCTCCCGCTCCACCAGCTAATCCACCAAAACCAGAAACAGTAGCACCTTCTAAACCTGTTGCACCTACTCCAGCTCCAGCACTACCTGCCCCTGTTAAGTAAGGAGCAGCTAAATAACCCCCAGCTACACCTAACCCTAACATACCTGGTTGTTGATACCAAGGGTCATCTCTTTTACCAGAAAAACCTAGAGTTAAAGGTTCTTTCCACAAATCTTCAAAACTCCAACCAGCATCCATACCAGTAGCTTGTGATATATCTAAACCAGTTACATCTTCTACAAAGTCTTCTCCTTTATCTATTAATTTACTAAACACACTCATAATTATCACCTACCCTTTCTGTATATACTCACGTTCCCAAGTCTGTGTACTAGTATAATCCTGTCTCAGACCCTCAAGCCTATCAAATCTATCTTCTAACTGTGTTAGTATAATATTCAGGTCTACTATTAACCTATTAAGGTCAGTAGTAAACATCAATCTATACGTAGCTCCTTTTTTACTCAATACTCAGTGCTCCTATACTAACTCTGCTAGTAACACTACTCTCTATTTCAATCTGAGGACTTTTCAGAGATACTCCTTGTAAAACCCTACGTTTCTGGGTTTCTGAATCTGTAAAGCTATGACTATACGCAGAACTTCCATTAGTTAGATACCTAACTGTTACAGTGTTACCTCCGCTGTTACCTATATCATACCTCCCCAGACTAGGCATAACCTGAGATAGTTCTGCTAGTTCCCTACTCTGGACTTTAAAGGTAAAACTAGAACCGTTATCATCTTCACCTGTTTCCAGACGTATAAGGTTACCAGAAGTATCCCCTACTACTAACCTATTATTAAATATATCTACAAAGGCACTTATTAACTGTTTAGAAAAGTCAAAAATAGAGAACTTAAACTCATCGAAGTCATACACTAAGACCTTATTTGGTGTAGAGTAGGTAGAATCAGGATAACCGTAGAACATCTTACCATTAAAATAAACAAGCCAAGTACTAGAAATAGACTCTAGATTAACCGGACTTACACTGTTAACAGACTCCCCTCTGAACAGAGGGTCTACCTTATCTCTAGTAAGGCAAACCTCCGCCTGACCGTTAAAGGCATAAACCCCATCATAGCTACCATACAGGATACCTTTCTCAGTAGCTCTGATAGCTTGTTTAGAAGCTAACCCTCTACTAGCCATTGTCTTAACAGGATAGAAGGTATCAGGGTCTGTACCCTGTATGACATAGATAGCTGTCTTTGTAAAGATAAACATTAAACCAGCCCAGTCTACTAAAGCCATTATAGTGTCAGTAGGAACTCCTACTGTAAAGTAGTAAAGAGCCGGAAAGCTCTCCGGTCTGCCTACTTTACTGTAGTAGATAGTATTCCCTGTAGCTATAAATATCACATTATAAGCCCCTGGTCCTGCTATGCTGGATAGACTAGTAGAAGGGGGAATATCATTATCCACCTCTATCAATGAACCTAAAGCACTATCGGCAGTTGTATCAGGATAGGTTACTGTTCCAATAGCAACCTCTGTTAGGTAGTAGTAATCATTAGAACCAGATGCTCCTCCGTTTAAAGTTCTGTAAACCCTCACATGTGTAACCTGACTATCCAAAGAAGCTGTCCAGGTTACGTCTACTGTCTGATTAACTGGATTAGCCACAGCCGAAGCAGAGCTAGGATTACTCTCAGCTACCAAAGTAGAACCACTCTTCCTAACGTAGGTGTAACGATAGTAGAAACTACCAGTCAACCCAGTACCAGACAGAGCTACTGTAGCCACGTTAGCCGGAGCTGTTATACCCCAGTTTGTTACTGTACTACCTTCTACCTTCTTATTGGCTGTTCCACTGACTAAGAGAGCCTCTGTAGATATATTTCTCAACTTACAAACTCCTAGAGCTGTAACATCAGAAATCCCTATAGCACTCAGGGCTGTACCGTCTTTGTAAATATCTGTATCTACCGAATACAGGAAACCCTGTGCACCTCCGATTAGGTCTACACCTTGTGAACTGTATAGGGTAGTAGAACCATTTCTACTTCTAACTAAGCCTTTCTGTCGGTAGTCAGCGTTCTGAGACAAGCTGGTCTCATTCTCTGCTATCTGTTTTGAGTCGTTTAAGTTTAGACCTCCGTCTAGTTTTAAATTCATTATCTAACTCTATGAATAGTTAAAAAAGTATCATCAACACCAAAATTAACATTTAGATTCCCGCCAGAAGATTGATATACTCTAACTCTAAGTCTTCCATTAGCAGCTACATAAACCAAACCAGCCGTACGTAAAGTCATAGGGTTTGAAGAAACTGTTGCTGTAAAAAAGTGGAATCTATCTTCCCAACTACCCTCATACTCCTCTACTTTAATATATCTATCACCAACTAAATCCCCTACAAAAGAACAAGCTGCTGTTATATAATAATAACCTCCAGACGTAGCCGTAAATTCTCCGGTTGCCGTATCATACTCAGAACCAGAATCAAAATTTTCAGTATTATAAATAAGTGTGGCATACAAAGCATTAGTTATAGTTTGGACAGAAGTCCCACGATAAGCGGATATTACTGTCATATTACTTCTAAGAAAATCAGTAGAGGTTAACCCATCAATTTTATCTGCATTTAAATCTGTACAAACAGTCCCATTACTTACAGGTACTTGCCCAGTACTATTACCTACATGATAACCATCAACCATATCAGCATTAAGATTAGTAATCATAGTACCACTAGCTGCACCATACGAACCAAAAATATAAGCAGATACTACCGAAGCATGATTAGAAAGAGCTATAGCAAAAATTCCTTGTTTAAAAGTACTAGGAACAGCCTTTAATACAGTAGTTGAAGTTTTTAAATAATCACCTCTAACAGTTGCTCCTGTTACCTTAACACTACCTACATACCCTCCTGTAGCTACTAACCCTGTAGTTAAATTAGCTATAGTCTCCAGAACTACCCCCAGAACCAAAACAGAACCTTCTGATGTTGTAGTAGTAAAACTATTATCATTGTTAGTATCTATTATAACTACATCTCCTGCTTCTCTACTAGAACCACTTCTATTAGTCAACTTCTTAACATTAGAACCAGACTCCTCTCTGGTCATACACTCTGCTAAGGCAGTTTCTACCTCTGTACCTGTAAACCTCCCTGCACTATCCAGCACCGGTATATGACTAGCTCTTATCTTTGTAATAGGTATAAACTGTCCTGACTGACTCTTTCTCTGAAAGGTGTCTGTACCGAAGTTTATATCTTCAAAACCTATTAAGCCTTTTTCTATACTCACTACTACCTCCTACTAACGCCAATAACTTGGATAGCTTGATGGAAGGTCTGCTAATTTCCTACTCCGCCTAGCCATAGCACCTGCATCATCCATCTTATACTTTCTCATAGAGTTCTGCTTACTCTTATACATAGCTATCTGTTGTAACCCTGCTTCATATAGATTATGAAACATCTGTGACACATCACGATTAAAAAGGTCTGTTTCCATTACTAACAGTCTAGATATAACCCTACATTCTATAAACTTAACAATCCACTTAGGCCACTCTATTGTAGAACTAGCAGAAGTCAGTGGTATAGGTGTATGTCTGTATATCATCTGTAACGCATCAGCAGATTCCTGCGCTCTTGTTACTATTCCTAAGTTACTATCTAAGTCCTCAGAAGTACTAAAAATAACAACTCCATAATCTGTAGCTGGATTTAGAGCATCGTTAGAACCATCTGCATACACTACCTCTCCAAATTCAGAATTAGCTTCTGTAATACCGTTTACCTCTACCCTAGGATACAAGAAAAAGGTATTACTTTCTTTATCTTCTACATAAATAGAAGGCTTAGTCCCTGATATGGTTTTAAAACTCATACCTACATTACCTACATCTTCTCTGTAAATACAATCTATAGGTTTATCATCATATGCTGCATATAGAAGTTCTGTATAATCATCAGGAAAATAGTGTCTAAGTCTATTCTGTAAACTAGCATAAAAAACTTCCCAGTTCTGAGTTCCAGTATAACCACCCGTTACAGAAGGTTCTGTTCCCGCATCTACAGCTACTTCCCAAGGTTGTGTATAACTATTAGAACCCATCAGATTGTAAACAACCATAGAAGGTTTAGCTATGTAGTCTTCTTCCCAATTATGAGTATAGGTAAAATAACTAATAGCTGGTACAGATAGATTTATAACACGTTCAAATACAGAAGTCCTAAGAGCTACCTGCATTTGAACTTCATTGAAGACACGGATTATAGAATCACCAGAGAAAACAGAACTATTTGTATCCCTGATAAGTCTCCTAATCCTTGTAATACTCTCACTTAACAGCATTATCACCTACTCCCTGTAGTTTAGTAATCTTATAAGAAAGCTGTGCTGTTTTCTTAACATCTAACCCCAATCCTACAGAGTAACTTTTAAAAAACTCAATAGCCTTTTCCAACCTTCTCATTGACATAAGCGTCATCCCTGCTGCATAATCCACCACTGGCCTAATCAGACTATCATCTATATCAATAATCTGGTCGTCTGTAGAAAAACTGGGTGGTAGGCACACGCATGACCCTTCTAAACTCTGCCCGTTGGTACTAGGGTATGGAACTACACGGATAGTATTAATTCCTATTGGAAAGAAAACCCTCGGAGTACCCGTCCGAGTCATCCAGTTATAGTCCTCCCTAGCGAGTTTACTAGGGTCTGCACCACCCAGTTCATAACCTTCTGGACATAATCTGAGGTATTTAATCCACAGAAACTGTCCACCTTTACCTGGGTCTATCCTATACCAAGCTCTGTTAGCAAACAGAGGTAGGATAAACTCCTCTACATATTGACCAGTCTGTAAACAGACCTGTTCAAAAGCATCGTTTATCCATTCTGTAAGCTCTGAATCATTAGAGCTATTCCAGTATGTAGGACTAGCACTGTCTTCACCTACTATATCCATTACCATCAATTTTATATCATTTAGTGTATAGCTCACCTAAACTCCATCATATTTAGCAAATAAAGGTATCTTCTCATCACTAGAATTATAATACTGTGGAGCATCTGTCTCTATAAACTGTAAACCTATAAACCTATTAACACTTCTAGTAACCTCACCCTCATCTACTAAACCAGCTACTCCAGTATTATTAGCCAAATTAACTGGTGTAGGCATAGTCTCCATAAAACTCTTACCTGCTATTACTACGCTACAAAATCCATCTACAAAAGATAGAACCTTTCTACCCGTTGATAACTTTTTATCATTAGCGTAAAACAATGTTCTCTCTGCATTATCGTAACTATCCACCCACGCCATTTTAGTTTCCTCCTTTTCAGAACCAGTTTAATGGCTCTGTTTTAATAGCTTTAATCTGTCGGTTGTAATCTCTGATATCTTCACCAGTTACTTCTATCGTTTTTAGCCCTATACTTCTCATAGTATCTATAAAATCCTCTGTTACAATAGGAGCTTTGTGATACTGACCATCGTTAATCTGCATACCGTAGATAGTCTGTTTCCACCAGTCTCTAAGACCCTGTTTATTCTCTACATAATTTCTAGCACACTCTAAAAAGTCAGGAAATCCTACAATAAACATACCTCCTGGTTTTAATATTCTGTAAATCTCTTCTAAAACTCTCTCAGTAATCTGCCATGATAGATGTTCAATAACATGACTCATTACTATCTCATCAGCACTGTTATCCTTAAACGGATACGGAAACTTAGAAAAGTCACATTGTAAATCTCTAGCTTCAGAGTAAAGGTCTACATTTACGTAACCCTTTACCTTAGAACCCCCGCAACCTAAATTTAACTTAACTAGCTGTGAGTTGTTTGTCATGTTCCCTCAAAAGTGCTGCGTTGTTAGGGTATAGTATACGTTTGTCCTTCAAAACATGTCCAGCAGGTACAGTAGTATCTACCGCTATAGAAAGGTCTGCTATTCTACTCCATGCCTTCATACAAAAATAAACATCCTCTGTGTTACTAGTACCAGTATAAAACCAAGGTTGCTGTAGCTGTTTAAAAACAGAAGTCTTAATCAGAGTAGCTGCACAGCCTACTGCTGCTACACCCTCTATTAAACCTTCCTCATTTACAAACTTCTCACAATCTTCCCACAGAGTTATCAACTTACCATCTATTTGTAAATCTGCACATTTAGTTCTAGCTTCTTCTTGTTCTACCCACCTAAACACCATTGGGCTATATGGCAAACCACGTATATAACAGAGTGCCATTATTATATCTTTATCTCTTTTTATCAAGGTCTGTAAGGTATTAACATTAAGCTCCATATCATCATCCGTGAAGTAGACATAATCACACTCATTTAACAGGGCATACTCAACTGCCGCATTTCTAGCATTAGCTATACTCATACGTCTAGGAGTAAACAGCATAAAATCATAGTCAGTATCTCTACCTATTCTAAAAGCCTGTACTAAATGAGAAGGATACGCTTGACCATCTACTTCAGTCAGAATATTAACAGCCCACAGAATTTTTAACTTCTTATCTTCTTTAGAAACCAACGCCATATAACCTCCAATAATAGTAAAGGTGTTTCAGAAATTAAGGGGTTAGAAGGAGTGACCCTCCTAGAACCACAGGCACAACCACTACCTTCTAACACCCTTATTTCAGTTAGGGGTTTTTTACAGTTAAAACATCTGTAAACCCTAATACCCATCTTACATAAGCCTCAAGAAGCAGGTTCTCTCTACAGCAGCAGTTGCATCAGAAGTAGCTGCTGAACTAACTACTGTTGACATCAACACAACTCCATAGTGAACTGCTGACAAAACAGCTCCAGAACTAGCAGCACTGAACATATCACCAGCACTTGAGATTATCATTCCATCACCCATAGCACCATTACTGTTTGTAACTGTACCACACTGCCTTACTCTAGTGTCTGTTCTAAGTCCATAACACTGAACCAATCCATAATCACCAGCAGCCGTAGCAGCATCAGCTACTCCTACCAGCAAGCTAGTATTAGCAATAGCACCATCACTAGGTTTAACAGCATCTATACCATCTCTAGTACCATCTGCTTTTAAAACTACTGGACCTCCTTTAGCCCATGCGTTTGTACCATCATTACGCAGAACTATAAAAACCTTTTCTGCATCCGTTCTGTTTATACGTTGAAAAAGCATCTTACTCCTCCTTTGTTGTGACTTACCTTTAATCCACTATAGATTAAAGAGTTTTGTTAGGAAGTTATACTCTGACTAACTCCATGAAGTACACCCTGTTTCCTTCTATTAGAACAGGTCATGTTACCATACACCAGAATATGAGCTACCTTAGCATCTTGATTCTCAGGTTTTGTAAATGGTGTAGTTATAAAATTTGTCTGACTATCTACTATCAGATTAATATACTTAGTATTCAACATAAAAAATGTTGAGTAAGCATAAGAACCACTTTCATAGTTCACACCCGTATACAAATCCGGCACCATTTCGTCCCAGTACATAGGACAACCCTTCTTAAATATAATATTATCAAACGCCAAACTACCGGAACTCTGCTGAGTGTATCTAGTCTTATCTGCAAGACTAGCTTCAAAGGTTTCATAACCAGTAGGGTCACAGAGAATCATATTAGGTAATCCACCTGCTCCTCTGCTACACTGATTATAAACCTTCCTAAGTGCTGCTTGTAGTTCAACCCAGGTGTTAACAGAATCAGCTACTCCATCCTTATACCTAGGTCTCCACCATGCGTTTGTAGACTGACTAAGTCCCCCTATAGAAATAGCAGTAGTAGGGTCTTTAGGAATCAGAAGTGCAAGAGGGTCTAGGTCCTTCTCACCATTACCAGCTACAAACACAGAACTAGATACAGTCTTACCCAAAAGTTGATAATTAATCTCCTCAGTTAAAGACATCTCAGCCTGTTTAATCTTAGCCTGTAAGAGGTCAAAAATCTTACTCGAACCACTATTCTTTCTCTCCTCTATTCTACTAATAGCTATTGGTGTAGAAAGCTGCTTCCAATCAAAGAAAGCTGCTGTCATACCGTCACTAGGAGTAGTATCTAATACATCATACCCACTATAACTAGCAACTGGTGTTCTTCCATACATAAGCTGTTCACGAATCTTGTCACCACCATCTTTGGTTTGAAACCCACCCACTGTTTTAAGAGCAGATAGAAAAACCGAACTAGCAAATATATTATCTACTAACTGGTCTCGGTAGTTATCCAAAGTGGAAGTAAGCAAGGCATCGTAGTTTATTGTCCTAGATGCTGGCATTGTTTAGTTCTCCTTTTATAAATGGACATTGTTTTATCGTAAAACACTGTCCTTTGTTTAATCTGTAATCCCTAACTGTTTCTTAGCTATGTCAAAGGCTTCTTGTACTGTCTTAGCTTTGCTAGGTGTAACAACTCCTCCTCTACCCTTACTAGTTTGAGTAATAACCTTCTCTGTTTTAGTAGATGCTTTTTTAACAGTAGCAGCTCTATCAGCTCCAGTCTTACTCAGAGTATATAAACTATCCAGGTCATCCCTTAGAGAAGGATGTTTCTTTACCAACTCTGACATTACATCTTCATACAAATACCAATCTGGATGATTTTCATTCAGGTATGCAATAGCAGTCTGAGCTTTTATGTTAGCTTGTTCTGTTTTCATACTAGCTATCGTTGGTGCTAGTGTATCCTGAACTATTTTACGTATCCATTTAGTAGTGTCTGTATCAGATACCTCTTCACCAGTTTGTTGATTAACTGGCTGCTGTATCTGAATCCCCGCCTTTCTAGCTAGTTGTTCTATAGCTACCTGAGGGTTTGTCATAAGCTGGTCGTACATAGCTACCTTATCTCTGTCTCCAGCTATACGTTGCATTGCCCTAGTAAAGGATTTTTGCATAGCCTTAAAAGAAGGTAGCAGTTCCTTCGGTAACTCATTAGGGTTCATAAATGTTTGTTCTTTATCAGAGGGTTCAGCTTCGGTTTCTGTATCAACTTCAGCAACCTCCTCTGTTTCTACTTCTTCCTGCTCCTGCTCCTGCTCAGTGAGGTTCTTACCTTCATCAGTAAGGTTCTCTTCCTGTTCTACTACGTCTGTAGGCATTTTAAACTCCTTTCCTTATTAACATTTCTGTTCTAAACCTAAACTTTGTAGAAGTTCCCTTTTCTGTCTAGGGCTTTCTACTACACACTCTAAAACTGGGTCCATATAAGGATACCCAACCATACCGTTTCTAAATCCATTTATTATAATTTGGTGCATGTAACCACCACACTGTTCACAATTTGGGCTTTTGTGTCTATCAGCTATTTTTCTAAAAGCCTCTTGCCTGTGACCACAAACACACTGATAATCATAGTTCGGAATTTTAATCACCCACCTCTCTAGCCCAAAAGGGAGCTTCTCTCCAAGCTACATCTACTGTAACCGCTGTTGCAGAAGGTAAAGTTATATAAAGATTAGCGTTCATAAGACCCTCTACAAAATCTGGATGTTCGTTAAAACCATAAATAGCCCCTGTTTTAGGATTCCTAGCACCAGCTATTATTCGGTCTCCTAACTTTATAGTAACTTCTCCCGTTATATCTGCATTAGGGTGGAACAGAACACTAAATACCTTTAACTTACCATTTTTAGGAATCAGAACCAGATTATCTCCAGCACTTGATACTACAAAACTTTTCTTCTCTACAAGTTGTCCACTCATCCTAACACTCCATTTACTATTTTAGTTAACTCATCACCTTCTAACCATGGATATTCTATAGCAAGTTTAGAAATAAGTTGTTCTCTCTTCCACCCAGTGGGTTCATAACCTATATAGTTTCTGTTAATTTCATTTACTATAACAATAGCTCTAAACCAGATGTCCTGTAGATTATCCTGTTTCTTTAGTTCAACACCAGAACTAACACCAACCTTAAAACCCTCTTCTTGATATTTTAAAAAAGATAAACACCTTAACAATACCTTAATAAATAACTGTCTCATGCTAAAATCCTCAACAATCTAATATTATTAATTTCCCACGGTTTAAATGTTACAACACTAGAAACAAATCCAAGTGTCGGCATATATTTAACAGAACCTGGACTAAAGCCTATACCCTGTGCTATGATAAACTTTATCACTAAGTAGCCCTGTCTCTAAGTGTTGGATTAGTTCCATCATCTAAAGTAAATGTCATACTAGTTGTTATTCCATCTAATTTTTTACAAGTTATAGTAGTACCAGATATTGAAAACTGTGTCAAAGCTGACAAAAGCATATATAGAAGTTGTGATAAAGTAGCTGTAGCTCCATCAACAGCATAACTTTCTGTTAGTGCACCAGATAGAATAGCTAATCTTGCCTCGGTACAAACTGAAGCAAGAGCGGCACTATCAGTCCCCCTCATAGCTGCACCATCAAGACCGGCTACATCTATAGCTATAATATCAACTACTGTGTCAACAGTTGTAACTAAAGCAGCAAGGTCTCCTGCTGTCTGAGCAGTGCCAGATACTTGAATAATGTCTACTTGAAGATTATCCGAACCAGCAACGAGACTATTATATACGAGTGCAGTCACCACAAGAAAATCCTGATATACAGCCAAAGCCCCTGCAACGTGACACCATACACGCAATGCACCGAGAGTATTTGTGTCGCCAGTACCAAGTATGCAAGTATAATGAGCATTTGCACCTGTACCTGTTAAGTTTGTAGTTTCAGCCTTTGCAGTTAAAACCCCACCAGCCTTAGAAAGAAGAACATCTGTATATGCTATGGTCAGTGCATTTTCCTGAGTATTACCATCCGTGCTATCAAGAAAAGGCCCTAATCTAAAAGTGTAAGATACAGATTGAGGAAGTAAAATGGCCATTTATATATTCCTCATCTGGTTATAATGATGCATAGACACTGGAATTGAAAGTGTTTCCGCTCCTATCCATGTAGTGTCTCCCCATACAACTAAGTCTTCATAGACTGTAGTCTGCGCTGCACCAGTATGCCCCCCAATCCCAAAAAGCATCCTATCTGGTGTTCTGGTAGCAGCAACTAATGAACCACTATGTTGAGTAATACCATCTATACGCCATGCCCATAGTAGATTTGTGATATCATATCTCCATTCTATTCTATACCACGTGTTTAAAGAAATAGTAATCCATGCTGTGCTCTGTATTGCTCCAGAAGAATAATAACTAAACCTCATTTGTAGGACACCCGAATTTTGCCCAATAGAAATTGAAGCAGAAACACCAGCGGCGGCTCCAATTCTACCTATCACAGCAATATTACCGTCGGCAAAACCCTCTTCTGCTACATATATATAAACTCGACAATATGATATATTTTGCGCCGTTTTAATTTGCTCTGCCCAAGCATCATTTGCAGTAGCATTTAACACTATCGCCTTTGCACACTGAGAACCTGCACCAGGGGGGTGAGTTCCGGGTATTGAAGCATCTTCATCAAGAGTGCACCCAGTATCTACTGTTTCAGACCATGATTCTTCATACCCGGTACCTTCAAAATTTTCATCAATGATTCGTGCCATTTAATCCTTCCACACTCCCAAGTTAGCCGGTTTCTGTTTCTTTATCATGGTAGTAAGTAGAAATACTCCCCTTTAGCAACCTGCCGCCATACCTGCGGGACATCCCTTGTGTCAAGATGGAAGCCTCCTTTGAATGTCTTGTAAGTCCAATCAGGGTATACCCCTACACCATTAAAGCCACTTATCTTGATATACTGCCATTGCTCCCTTAAGGTCATATCCGTACAGATGATGATGTCAACAGCCTTACCCTTGTAATGATATGAATCTGAGGAGTGTCCCTGTGAATCGTAGCCCGCCGTAATAATAATCGGGCATCCTACCCAGCCCCTGAGGGAGTCTAACCTGTGGACAGTCTCCATATCCATGTCCTTACCTTTGTTGACGCCGTGAGAATCATCAAACTCGGCATCAGTGAACCATCTAACATCGCCCCACGTCAGCATATCAGTACCTTCTATACCTCCTGACATTAATCTAACCTACATTCAAATTTTCCATTATTCCAACCCCACCACATAACCACTAAATGTCCGAGTAATTTGATATATATCTTAGGAGCAACCATCCCATATCTTATGTCTATAAAATTATTCTTAAATTTCTTCATTTGACTCCTCCTGACATTAAAGTATATTCCAGAACTTCTCGTTAGCCGCCTTCCAGAATAACGGTTTATATATATCTGTTGTTGGGTAAACACAATCTCTGCATATATCTTCCATATCGTTCATCCTGCTGGAATGTAAGTCTTTCGGCCTCTGTGTATACTTCTCACCATTGTGTATCTCACGACCGCATTTATCGCAGATGATTATTTCCTTTTTCACGACATCCCTCCCCGTCCGTCTATCCAGCATTTGAGCACCTGGCTGATCCCGTCCAGCCGCTTCTCCATCGTCCCGATACGGTCAAAGGCATTGGCAAACCATGCTTCAAAGTGATTCATACGCTCCTTCATCGCTAAATATTCAGTGCGAATCTGATACATTGTGGCAATGAGTTCATTGTCAAGCTTTTCCGGTGTCGGCTCTGTCTCAGTCATTACCAAGGCTCCTCAAAACCTGCATCTTAATCCAGCCTGACATGGACATCATCCCCATAAGATTTACTATAATTAACGCCTTGTAATTAGTCTCAGTAGTGCTGAATTCTGGACTTAGCTCGTGCATAATTTGCCGTTTAGGTCGAGGCATGTACTCGCCACCTTTGGCGGTTATCGGCCTCATAAATGTTTCCACCCCATCTTCAGCAAAGCACCTAAAGCCAGTAACCCAAGTAAACCCAGTACGATTGTCTTAATAATCGTATGCCAGATAGTTTTAGACATATCATTACTCCACTTCATCCACTTATCTATAAATTCATGGTGTTTGTAGTGCAGTTCTCTATCAACCCAGAATTGGTTTAACTTCTCATCTATAGCCTCAGCGACAGCACTTTTAATCTCATCACGTGTCATGATTCATTCCTAAAGTTTTAGCCATATCTCCACTCATTGAAGGTTGTCCAGGTTGGCCACCCTGCAATTTCTGTTGTTCTATAATCCTCATAGCTGCTGCTTGTAGTTCTGCTATTATAACCTTATCTTTTACACCAAACATTTTAGCTGTTTTCTGTAACAGAGTAGGAGATAAAGCTATCTGTGGGTTCATAGCTACAAATTGTGTAAAAGCTACCCAACTAACTCTTTCAGATTCGGAAGTTTGAGGAACTAAGCTATCTGCTGCTACTTCGTACAAAAACTCACCCTGACCACTCTGTAGATTCTGTGGATTCAAGTTCTTCCATTCTGCTCCTGTTTCACCTACTATGTTAATCAGTGTGGGTAGAGTAAGTTCATTTTCATACAGTAAGATTAACTTCCTAGCTACTTGTTCTAAGAAGTCAGAAACACTACCTAAAACTCCACGCTTTCTATTCTCTTGCCTGTTGCTAACTAACTGAGCTACAGTAGCCTTTTCAATCTGAGCCATTTCGGATTCTGGTATAACCTCACCAGCTACATCCATGAAGTCTTTCCTAAGCATATTAACATCAAAATAAACAGCCTGGTCTAGAGAAGGGTCTTCTATAGCGTTTATATTCTTACCAGAACCTCCTTTAGTCTTTATAACCATACCATCATAGGGTTCTTCTAGTTTAGAAAGTTCTGTATCATCTATAGCACCTTCTTCTACTTCATACTTCCTATTAAAACGCTTTCTGTGTGTGATAATCTGATTTCTGGTTATATTATATTCATCTTGTGGCCCTAACTGATGCCATATATAAGGTATAGGATAAGGACTATTCCGACGGTCTATAAACCACATAAACGCATAAGGATGACCTTCTATGCCGTCAGGAGTAGGGTCATTACGGAGTTCCTTGTCATAACCCTCTGAGATACAGATAATCCGGTTTTCTTTTAGGTCGTAGATTTCCCAAACATAAACTATTTCACGCTTTTTGTTTGTAACATTACCAGGTAGGCTACTGTTACCACCAGATAAAGGCTTAGCTATGTCGTTACCTATTTTACGCTCTTGTTCTAGTTCCTTATCCTCCTGCCGAACTTCAAAGGCTTTTATGTCTGCCGTGTTCTTGAATAACTTATTAGCCTTAACTTCATCAACAGTCATTTCTATTCGTTCAGCTACCCAGGTTATGGTTTCTATACTATCTGCAAAAGGGTCAAATAGTATATCGTCAGGATTCCTACGCTGTACTAGGAAGTTCTCCTTGTATAATTCTGTAGAAGCTTCTTTTTCTACATAACCGTTTTCATTCATTATAGGTAAGCCAGTAGGACCTGTTATTGCTTTACCAGCATTAGGGTTGTCTCTGTGATAAGGTGTGTAAAAAGTTTTAGCTACTCCGAAATTTATAAAAGCATCTAATACTATTTTCTGTAGTTCTCTTTTGAAACCCTGTTCTCTAACGTGATAATTTAACACAGACTCTCTTAAATTAGCTTGTTGGTCTAGCTGTTGAGCAAGCATTATAGAACCTATCATAGTCCTAGCTGGACGTACGTTAAATTCAGGAGTTATGGTTTTAAAACCATCTAACTGAGTTTTAACATTAGCGAATATTAGATTAATAGTTATAAAGGTCTCCTGTGGCCACCAGCTTGGCTGTTGATAGCCTTCCCAATACTTGTCTAAATCATCTACCCTGAAAGTATCACGCCATTTCTTTTTAGTCGCCTGACCACTTTTAATCTTATCAAGCCATTCTGTTACTAGTTCACTTGGCATTTATAAAAGCACTCCTTAACGCTGATTGTACTTTACCTTTGTGTTTCTTCTTAGTTGTGTATAAAACCTGTTTACCCTTTTTCTTCTTTATCACATTATACCTCTATTCATCAACCCAAACACTTCTCTTCTATTCTGTCCAGTACGCTTACTAATCTGAGTAGCTGTTAACATACGTTCCCGCAAGGCTAAAAAGCTATTAAAAGGAGTCTTAGCAGCTAACCTTGCAGGATTAGGTCTAGTCATTATGCCATACCTTAAAGCATCACAAGCATGGTCGTTCATCTTTTTAGGTTGTTCCTTACTGGTATCTTCAGAACTTCTATTCTTCCATATATAATCAGGTATCTCCAGAATAAGGTTAACACAGTTCTTAAAAATAAAAAGGGTAGGGCTACCTAAAGTAGCTGTTAGTGGATGAATCTTATCTGGCCTAATGGTCAGGAACTCCCCTACCCTATTTATACCAGCTTCTACTTCATTGTTTGCCTTGCTACAGTATAAACCATGTTCTCTGTATTCGTCAGCTACAGACCAGAATTTATGGTCTTTCTCCATAGTCCTACCCCAAGATTCTGGAGGAAGTTTTGTACAGGTGTAGTCTTCGTCTTCTGACAGTGACTTAATTGTTTTACAGTGGTCACTAACCAAGCCAGGACTGTAGTATTCCCGATAAACGTAGATATTCCCGTCATAGTCTATAGCAAACCATAAGCAAGCTGTAGGATTAACCTGTCCGTGGTCTATAGCTCTGAACTTACGCCATTCCTGTGGTATAGAGAAGGGTTCTATAATATGGTCATTAAAATCAAACATAGGCCATATCTGACCAGCTAAAGCATCCCAGTTCCCTTTTATATACTTAGAAACCCAAGATTCTGGATTTGATTCTTTAAGGTCAGGGATGTAATCAGAAGGTAGGTAGGGGTTGTCTGTAGGAAGAGCCTGTATAAAGCTATGTCTAGGTAAAGGCCTACCCATTTTTTCCGGAGTTACAAACAGGTTCTTAACCCAACCTGGTTCAGGATTACTGGCTAACAGACCTGTAAATGGTGGATACGTACCAGAAGGGAGCTTCCAACGTAAGCGGGATTTCAGCATCCTAAAGTTATCCAGCACTGTTTCAGAAGCCTCGTCTATACCAAAAAAGCCTATTTCTAAACTCTTTATACGTTCAAAATCAGAAGCCTCTCCTAAGCCACCGTAGAGGATTTCGCTTCCATTTGTAAAATATAACATCTTGTCCGTTTTATGGTGGTTACTTAGTAACCTTTGCTTAGTAACTGATTCTATTTCTGCTACTAATTTCAAAAGAGTTTTTAGGGTAGTATTAACAAAGGCTCTAGATTCATGTCTACAGAGAAAGCCTCTATTACCGTTGAAGGCTAATGATAATCGTAGGCTTTCTGCTGCTACTGCTACCGACTTACCTCCTCCTACCGCACCACCGTATAGCTTATACCTAGCTGGACAGTCTCTGAACTGAACCTGCCTGTGTGTAGGTCCCTTTATACCATATAAAAGGTCTATACCAGTGTCAGTCGGTGTTAGTTGCACTATCTAGTTCTCCTGTTTCATTCTGAACCTCCCAATGAGGAGGAGTATATAGATTAATAGAACCTGAAACTTCCTGCTCTAGTCTGATAGCGGGATTAAATCCAGTCCGGTTTAGAATTTCCCTAGCTGACTGTAACCGAACTCTAGGGTCTGTATCGGTTACAGTATCAGACAGAGCATCTATAGCTTTATCAGACAGAATATTCAACTTATCCTGCCTACTAGACCTACGTTCCTCCCGTAGCTTAGATTCAACCTGCTTCCAAATCTGGCTACTTCTCAGAAGGGAAAGCCTAGACTCTGTTATAGAAAACTCTGCTGCTACTTGTCTGGGTAGAACTCCTTCCAAAAGCCTAAGCATAATCGCTTCGTGTCTGGCAGAAAGCTGGTCTATATCGGATATAAGAGTGGTCATTTCTTGTACAGTGTAGCAGGGCTTTTAGGAAATGTCAAGAATTAAATAAAATAAATGGACATTTATACACCTTTAATACACTTTGTAAACATTACATCCTTGTATAGCTCAGAATGGCCAAAGGTCGCTTAGACATTTACAAAATAGCTTTTTCAAAATGTCAAGATTTTTTTTAAAATAAAGGACATTGTTTAGCTGACAAACAATGACCTTTGTTTAGAAGTTACCTAATTAGAAACAGAGGCTTCCCTGCCTTTAAACCACCTATCGCCCCCGACCCCCTTATGGCCTCCTACTTAAGTCGGGATAACTGGAAAGGATAAACTCCCTGCTATTTAGGAATAAAGACTTGCTATCCTGCTGAGGTCTGCTATAATTAGATTAAGACTTGCAATTATGCAAGCTATAAAGGAGATACAATGGATAAAAACAGAACTGAAACAAAGATAGTAAAGAGTAAAGCATCAGGAACGGAATCCTGTATTGAAGTCAAGCTATATGCAGACGCTGAATTGAAACAATGTACCCATTTTTCTGATATTGAAAAGGGATATATCAATCTACACTTGACTATCAAAGCTATGGATGCGGAAAGACTTAGATTAGAAGCACCTGAAAAGGCCGCTGATAAAGAGTTATTTAAGCTATTGAAGGGTCTTTCTCCAGATCAGCTTGCCGCTATCCAGAAGATGAACATAAAGGGATAATATCCCTGCCATAGCACCCTATAGAAAGGGCATAGCAATCAATCGCTATGCCCTCTTTTTTGCCTTTATCCATGCTATTCTATCCTATCCTATAGCTTGCTATCCTGATAAGGCTATATAAGCCTTCCAGAAGCTCCCAGGTCTAATTCTATGCTATCAAAGGCTTTCCAAGCCAGCTATTCAGAAGATGCTCTCCTCCAAATTAGAAAAATATAGCCTATCTATTCTTAAGCTATTGATATATAAAGCCATATCCTTAAATAAACTAAAATAAAAAGAGATAAGCATTCTCTATTCCTAAACTATTGATATATCAAGCTATATCTCAGAATGAGCAAAGGTAGGGATAAGCATTCCCATCATGCAAGCCATTGATTTTATAAGCAATATATCAAAATGAGATAAGATTCTGCAAAAGGGCTATGCCCATCCCTACCCTACCCTCCTCTTTCTGTGTAGTCTGCCCTTACGTGTAGTCTGTACGTGTGTGTTTTTTTTTTTTTTTTTTTTTTT